ACAAACTCGAAGTAATACTTGCCGCCGCCAGCACCCCCAGTAACTCCTATACTACCTTGTCGCCAAACATTAGTAGACCAATTACTCGAAGCTGTAACAGCTAAATTACCCTCAGCATATGTGACTGTTTGGCCTGTGTCATTTAAAACATTATAGGTAGCAAAGTTATTAGTCGGGCTGTCAGGCACGACATCTGTTGCAACTAGATTGTTTACAGTCCAATCGTTTGTGTTGCCGCTTTCATCATCTCCTATTGCGCTAGAATCATCGAACGGCAAATAGAATCCATTGGTTCCGTATGAACCTGAGTAGGCTTTTGGAATCCACACGCCGTCCTTTGTTTCACCAAAGCTGGAGGGTGTCAGGGCGGTTCCGTCAATCCAGTGCATTTCAGCTAGGTATAGGTCGGCATAAATACTTGATGTACTTTCTCTGCGGCCTATGGTTTGTACAACGGTGTTATTAAAAGCAAGTTCAGCATTTTCCGCACAGACTTCGGAAATAAACGATGTTTCTTGAGTGCCGTTTATATAAAGTTTAAAACGGTTCCCAGTACCTCCTGATTGAGTGGTATCTATCGCAACTACAATATGATACCACGCTAATGAGTCTCGAAATACTCTTGTCGTCTGGAAATTTAAATCTGTGCCATTACCATAAAAAGTCATAGTGTCGGTTGTATTAAATCTAAAATTATAGTAATTGCCAGCCGCACCAAAAATACTTGTATTTATACCCAAGTTCCCACGTTTAACCCAACAACTAAGCGTAAATGTCCTACGGTTGCCAGCAGATGAAGGAGTGCGACTTAGATACGCACTATCGTTATCATTGAACCGCAAAGATTGGTCAATGGTGTAGGAGTAGAAATCACCGCCGGGGTTGTAACCCCAAGGACTTGATCCAAAAGGTCCTGACATAAGCTCTTCCTACGCTAACGCTGCAAAAGCGAGTTGAGGAGTACCTAGTAAAATTTTATCGGTGTCCTGAACCATGTACGGCACAACATCAATTGCGCTTGCGGCAGTGGATATGGTTATAGCACCTCCGGGAGCAAAGAACTGGTTACCCGTGGACAACCCCCTGCTACCTGAACCGTCTTGAATTAAAATAATAAAACCTGTCTGACCTACGGCTTCCGTAGTCGGATTAACCAGTACCACGGCTCCTGTCATGGTAAGAACAAAGTTTTGATAAGTGTCAAAATCAAGAGTGATGTTGCCTGAATTGGTGGTGTCTACAAAAGTTGTCCCCTGAACCGCTTTAGCTAATGTAAGATCTCCGCTCACGGTCAAGTCTGTGATCGACATATTAGTGCTTGCCGCAGGACTTACAGTCTGCTTTGCCATGCCTTGAAAAACAACGTAAAAGTCATCTGTTGTCTCGACATCACCGAGCATTGTCAAAGTTGTTCCCCCGGCGGTATACGCTACCGAAGGCTCTTGACGCACATTATTAACAAAAACTTCTATCTCGTTTGCGTTTAACACAGCGTTATTAAGGGTAAAGCCCCGCTTTACGGGATCTCCTGTAACATTGGTCAAATCTTGATAGCTTACCGCGCTGTAAGCAAAGGCTAAAGGATTACCCAGATACGGCATTAGGTGATCTCCATAATTGACAAAGTTACATCCGTTGCACCAGTAGCTGTGACTTTTATTATGTCAGTGGTTTCTAAAACAACCTTGTTACCGGCTAACATCTCCAACGATGATCCTGCGGGTATTGGAGCATTTGTTACAAGTTCAACCTCTTGGTTTGCCTCGTTATTAGCTCCCGCACGATTTGCCGTATCTGACGTTAAAGTAACGGTAGCTGTCTGTTGAGTGGTGGTGGTGTTTCCTAGAATAACACCAAGAACTACTGTAGTAGTAGACGACGCTACGGTATAAATGGTGTCTATTGATGTGACACCCGCCTTTGTTATAACTTTAAATGTGTTTGCCATATCATTATCCTAACGCAATTGCCAGAGCAGTGGCGTCTCCTGACGCTGTGTTGTTGATGAAGGTGGTGCTTGCCGCCATTGTTGAGGTGAAATCAGTCACCGCAGCACCGCCGCCCGCACCATCAGCGCGAATTATCCGACTTTCGCCTGTCGCCACGGTTACGTTAGCACCACTTCCTTGAGAAAATACCACTGACTGATTGGTGTCATTGGTTACAAAGTAGATTTTCTCTGCGTCATTAGGGGCAATCGTTATCGTATGTGTTCCGGAAGGAGATCCGCCACAAACAATTAACTTGTTCATGCCATCTGAAACACTGCCGTCTGAAGTGGTTAAAGAAGAACTTGTACCTGATAAGCTTAACGTAACTACCCCATTAAGGGCCGTATCAATTATATCGAAGTTCAGGTTAGTGGTATCACCCCAAGTTCCCGATTGTTCGCCAGTAGCGGGTTTTTCAATACCGGTTCTAGTAGTATATGAGCTAGCCATTTATGCGACCTCTTTCCAATTCGCTGATTGACTCGGCACTAGGTCAGTCCATGTTCCTGCACCAGCAGGAGTTAAATCTGTCCAATTTGCCTGTTGATCCGGCGTTATGACGATTTGACTCCAGATAAAGACAATACCAACATTTCCTGTTGCTGACAATCCTGTAACGCCAAAAGCCATATCGTCTACTATCGGAGATCCGATAGCACCCGTAACAGCGTTTCCAGTTACACCGACAGTTACTGGAATTACAAGAGTAAGTGTTCCAACCGAAGCTGTCGCGGAAGTGCCCGTCAAAGTAACGGCGGCAGGGGCTTCTGGTGTAGATGTGGCCGAAGTTGCACTTACTCCCGTTACAGCTACAACGGCAGTACCAACAACCTGTTCATCGCCAAACCCTATGGTGCCAACCGCGCCAACAGGCCCGACTAAGCTACCGCCTCCGGCTAAAGGGGTGCCAAGACCCGTAGTAGCGGCTACTCCCGTTAATACTACGGGTACAGGTTGGCCCCAAGCGCCGTCACCCCACGCGCCTCTACCCCATCCGCCAATATTGGACACAGTCTACTCCGTTAAGCTATTCTAATAATAGCGTTTGAAGCGTCCGCTGTAGGGAATTGAATGGTAAAGGTGCCTGAACTTGAACTCTTATTTGACCCAAAATCAAGCACACAAACCGCTTTATCAGCGTTTGTGTCATTGTAGATCAACGCGCCACGAGCAGTAATTGTTGCTGTAGTAAAGCTTAAATCAGCAAAATCTGTTCTAGCAGTTGTTCCAGAGGCTGACGGCGTCACATTTGTTAATGCGCTGCCACCAGAGGCATAAGAACCACTGTTTGCCACCTCACCTGTTGTGGTGAAAGCTGTTGTTGCCGCGCCAAGTGTAGCGGTTGTGCTAGATTTCCCTCCACCCCCGATTGCATACAAGGCCAGTTTGAAAGAGTTTCCAGAGCTATTGGTGAAATTATGTGTACCCGTTAGGAGCTCTGTTTTAAATGAGGTACACATTGCTTGAGTGATTGCCATTATAGTCTCCTAATAAAGTCCGCAATGTCGTCGTGACCCGCCTTACGCAAAGTCTGGCATATAGTACCACGCTCCTCACGTTTAGCCAAGTCTATGTAAAAACGTAGCACGTCTTCGACCCTTCCTGCAAACGCTTGAGCCTGATCTTTTATAGCAGGCGGAGCCTCTTCTGACACATAAACTATCTTTTTACGAGCCATTTCAGCTATTTGATCGGACGAAAGGCCGCCCTCATTTGACGTAGTAACGTCAATCGTACCTACATCTATTCCTGTTTGTACACTAATCATTATACGATACTCCCGGCACATCATGTCGCCCAATAAGAACTGGATTATCTAACGGCTCTGGCGGTGATAAAGTTTCTTTTTCTTCTTTGATATACTCAGATTGAGGAACAATAATCAGATTTCCGTCTTTTATTGTCTGAACAAGAGGATCCGCTAAACGATGGTAGCCGTACAGTTTTTCATTCTCTGGCACGTTAGTGTCCATAAAGCCTGAATTTTGAGCTATCTCTATCTGTATACCCTTTGAAAGAGCTATGGCGCACCAAAACTCACAACAAGCACGTCCCGCTTCCGCAAAATTTATATTCTGTTTGTAACTGAAGTCTATGCCGTACAGGTGGATTTTCGAGACTTTTTCGCTGTAAATAGCATAGGCTAGGGCGTAAGCCACCGTGTTGTTAAAGTACGCAAAGCCTAACGAGCCAACAACCTCCTTTAAGGGATATAGCTCTATCTCAGGTACTCTTTCATCTAAACAACAAGAATATATAGGACCTTTTTTAGGGGTCTTTAATAAGAATTCTTGCGCTATCCCAGTCTGTTTCCCGGCTTTTTTACCATCTAAAAAACGAGAGGCAGGGTCCATCATAAAGGTCTTATCTACATGAAAGATAGCCCCTATGCTGTTTATACCCCACACTTCGTCAAAGTTCTGCGAGTTTATGCGCGACATGACGTACTCGGAAAACGAGCCGCCAAACGCCACTATTGCTACATTCATGTCTTCTGAGTCCTCACTAACCCGTCGCGATAAGCTTCGGTATTTTCTACGCCTTCGCCATAATTTTTAAGACGAAGTGCTGCTTCTTCAAACTGCTGCCTATACACCTGAAGAAGATTAGGATCCCCTTTCATAAATATATAAGCCTCAACTAAAGAGCCGTATAAAAGCGCATCTGGTGCGTTTTCCCCAAGCCACGACGTTCCCGTTGCCCCTGTAATAGAAGCGGGTCGGTAGTAATAATGTAATTCAACAGCATAATCCTGATCGGGAGTAGGGGCTATAAGAAAATTTCCTACATCAAAAACAGAATAGTAACGCGGCGCACCCGTAGTGGTGGGTGTAGTCCAGTACGTTTGTAAGAAGTTCACGTCCTTTTGTTCTAAAAAAACATGACTTGTGCCGGAGCCGTTGTTGTAAGATAGCGAAAAAGTAGCCAAATAGTCTGTCGGCTGACTCAAGAACCTGTTACCCGTAGTCATAGCGGCGTTCACGTTTTTACGAAAAACGTCCAGATCCACTACTTTTAAGAGTTTTTCTTCAGCATTCTTTATGAAGTTATCAAGATTATTAACGAAAGTTGTTTCGTCATTCTCAGCATAATCTTGTATAGCTTGTTTCAAAGTTGTTTTTGTGTAGCTCATGGTGTGTTCGCCTGTCCGCCCATGCCACTGTGATTAGTACAGTAATAATACAG